ACTCCTTCTGGATTTAAAACAATTGAATCTTTGGTTAAAACACATGAAAATGAAAGATTTTTAGTTTATTGCTACGACTTCCAAAAAAACGACATATCTTTAGGATGGGCCTATTCACCTAGACTCGTAAAAAAAGACAAAACAGTCGAAATAGTATTCGACAACGGATCAAATCTTATAGCGACTCCAGATCATCGTATTTTAAAAAATGATGGCACATGGACAACATGTGGAGAACTAAAATTTGGCGATGAATGCATGGCGTTTTATAGAGTGAACGCAAATACAAATGTAACAAAAAACAAATTCAACCAATATCCAAGAATACTTTCACACGAAAAAGGATGGGTTCACGAAAAACAATTTATTGAAAATTGGAAAACTGGGGAAAGTACCGATCACTACGACAGAGTAAACAAAATATGCCGAATGATAACCCAAGGATTGAAAACTCGTCAAATGGGCAAGATGATGAATTGCACATGGGCAATTTTAGAAGACGCAATTCAAAAGGAAGGATTCAGCAACAAGGAATTAAATTATCTAAATAAGTTCAAAAAGAAAAGAAAAGTCGTTGGTGTATTCCCTTCTGACGAACAAAATGTTTATGACATTTCTGTAGAAAAACACAAATGTTTTGCTACTAATTCTGTGATCCTCCACAACTGCCAAAAAGATGATGATGGAAATTCATTTAAAGTTTTTTGTAGTAACGAAAAAATTAAAAAAGAAGTAGAATTCGTTCTTCTGCACAGACAGATGCTGAATTTAAATAGAAAGTCATGGATATGGTTTAAAAACATGGTTGTGTTTGGAGATTGGTTCGTAGAATTAATCATCAATCCAGATAATCCAAAAGAAGGTGTATACAAAACCGTACCGCTTCCTCCAGAAACAATGTTTAGAATTGAAACAATAAAAGGAAGATTACTTGAATATCAACAATCAAAAGAAGGTCCAGATTATCAAGCAATCATAAAAGGACCTGTATCGCAACAAACAGATCAAGATCTACAACAAACAACCGCTATAAGGTTTGCACCTAATCAAATTGTTCATTTTAAAATTGGCGATGATAGAAAAACATTTTATCCATATGGACAATCTCTTATAGAACCAGCTAGAGGACCTGCACATTCCTTGAGATTAATGGAAGATGCAATGGTAATCTATCGCCTCACAAGAGCGCCAGAAAGACGAGTATTTTACATAGATGTAGGCCAACTCCCTCCATTTAAAGCAGAAGCATTTGTTGAAAGAATAAAAGATCAATTTAGAAAAAGAAAAATATTCAACAACAAAACTGCTGGCGGAGCATCCGCTGTAGAAGAAAGATGGCAACCACCAGCACAAGATGAAGATCTATGGATGCCAACTAGACCAAATAGCAATTCACGCATCGAAACTCTTCCGGGAGCGCAAAATCTTGGAGAAATAGATGATGCTAAGTATTTCCGTGACAAACTATTTGTTTCTCTAAATTTCCCTAAAAATTATTTCGCATCAGAAGATGTCGCAATAACAAGAATCAGCCTTTCAGCACAAGATGTGAAATTCGCAAGACTAATAGAACGACTTCAATCGTCTTTCGAAGATGGTATTTTAGAAATAGCAGAAAAACATTTAATGCTTCGAGGATGGCCAGAAGAAGAATATTCCGATCTTAAAATAAAAATGACTCCTCCTTCGGATTGGAGAGAACTTAGTAGATCAGAAGTTGTCACAGCAAGGTATTCAAATGCGTCAACTTTAAAAGGATCTCTTCTGTATTCTGATTACGACATTCTTACTAAGATTTTGAAAATAAACGATGAAGAAGCTAAAGAAATGATAGCTAGAATAAAAATCCAGAAACTTGAAGATCTTAAATTGCAAATTATGTCGCAGAATCCACAATTGTTGGGTGTTGGCATTCCTACCGAAGAAGGAAAAAGCGAAAACGAACTTGGTGCTACCCCTGAAGGACCTAATGCGGAATTGAACCCTCCAGAAGAAGGCGAATCTCCAGCAACACCACCAGAAGGTGAAGAAGCCCAACCAGAAAAATCTGAACCAGAAGAACTTCCAGAACCAGAAAAAGAAGACATAGAAAGATTAGGAATACAACCTAAAAACTATGGCTATGAACAAGATTATGAAAACCAAGATTATAGCGTGGAATAATGAGCATTAGAACACTATCGAATTATAGTTTTAAAAATTACGACTTGATAAAACAATCAACTATATGTGGTTGCTATCATTGTTGTGATGTGTTTGATTCAAAGGATATTGTAGAATTTACCGATGGTGGAAAAACTTGTTTATGCCCAAAATGCAAAGTCGATGCAGTCTTGGGCGATAAACATGAATTTCAATTGAATAAAGAATTCTTAGAAGCAGCTAAGAAATATTGGTTTTAAACCATTTTGCTAGAAGGATCTTCTTCGCTAGAAGAATCTTCTGAACTAGAATCATCTTGTTGCATAGCATCTACAACTTTTCCAGCCTGTCTAGCAAGAGAGTTTATGCTAATATCATCGTGTAAAATTGAATCCAAATTATTTTGCAACGACTCGTCAGAACCAGCCATTCTTTTTAAACCATTTTTAGCCATTGTTGGATTAGCAGAAATACAAGCAATCATATATTGCATAATATCTCCAAATGCCTTGTCTGGTCTACCACCTAAATTCATAGATCCAAAAACGCCTCGGCCAACATTCATGCCGCTTCCTTCATTGGTTTTTTTATCTTTAACATCACAATATTGAAAAAACGACTTCATGATTACTCCTGTTTAGTGTCAAGTTAGTGTTAAAATATATACAACTAAAACAATAAATTTTTATAGTTTTTGTAAATATTGATTGTGTAGGCGATATATAAGGCATAAACATACATCTGATTATGTAATATATCTGATGGTAAAAATATGCCTGTTGTTTAAAAATAAAACTAGGAGTTTATTAGTCATGAAAAGAAAACTTATCAGCTTTGATGCTTTCAAAAAAATCCAAGAAACATCAATCACCAATACCCAAGCAGAATTAATTGCATGCGAAGATTTCATAGCTCAAAATTTGGACTATGACAATGTGAAACTATTGTCTTTCGGAGAATCCGATGTGACTTACGAAACACCAGATGGTTCGTATGTTCACGCAACCTACACGGTAAGAGACAATGATGTAACTTTCGATAATGTACAAGAACTTATAATCGAAACAGAATCTGAAAAATTAGAATCAAAATCTAAAATAAGCAAAATGATAGATTCTATTTTAGAAAACAAAGAAGTAGAAGCTACTGATTTGTTCAACGAATATATGTCTATGCCTAGCATTCGTAGAGAAATGCTATTAGGCGAAATAAACATTTCTAATTACACGGCTCATGCAAGTAAACCTACTGGAAAACGTTCGAAACTATTTCACAAACGTCAAAATCGTAGTGATGTAGCTAAAAGAATTCGATCCAGAATGAAAACACTTCGTAAAACATCGCCTTCTCAAAAAATTCAATTGGCGAGAAAACGAAAAATCGCAAGAAAAAAACTCGCAGGAACTAATAACTCTCGTGCTAGAGTTTATGGTCGTATAAGTAAAAAGAACATGAAAGAATGGTCGAATCTTTGCAGTAATGTTTTTGAATTCCTTAACTTCAACGACTATGGAATTTCTATTAACGAAGCTGTTTCCGACAATCAAGGAAACATCGTCAAACTAGTTGTTCCAACTCTTGCAAAACAAAATAAAAATAAGAATTTGTTCTCTACCTTTAAAGAATCAAATGAAAAACTTTTGCAAATCAGACAAGAACTTAATTTCATTCACGAACATCAAGGCTTCGTCAAAGCAATGCTGGATCTGAAACGATTCAACAATGTTTCTGACAATAACAGTCTTGAAACTTGTCTTGAAAATATCACAGGCGCTTTCCCAAATATTATTTTCTTGTCCGAACAAGAACTTATTGGGAAAATCAAAGAAACTTTAGAATTGGCGAACAGCAACAACTTTGATGATGATACATGTAACTTTATGGCAGAAGCAATTTTGCGTACAGCACATTCCTCCTACTCAGAACGAGTAAACAAAATCACCAAACTTGCTGGCGAATCAAGGGATCTAACTGTTGAAAATTCAAGAATGAATGATCCTTATATTGAATTTAAGGCTTGTGCAGAAAAACTCTTCGAATCACTCAATCAACACGAAGAAGTAGAATATAAAGTTTTTGCAGACCTTTACAAAGCACTTCATGAACTCAACATGGCAGCAGCATCTGCTAATGATGAAGCTACCAAAATTGAAACTACCGAACTTTTAAACAAGTGCGGAGCAATCTTAAACAACGAAGAAAGACCTTCGTTGGAAGTAGCTGAAGAAATTGCTACCTATATATCTGATGTGGTAGAAGAAGGCTCCGAAGAAGAAGGTGGAGACCACATGGGCATGTACGGCAAAGACGCACATGAAGACATGTTAGGGCAACATCCTTTCCTCAAGTGGAACGCAAAACAAAGCAACACAGCAGCAGAAATGAATGGTCCACATAATGGAACTAGAGGAAGCGATGGCAAATCAGTAAGCAAAGAACTTGCTGACGAAATCGCATCTAAAGGATTCGGAAGCCATACCGATAGCGATACATATCCAAATGTTACCAATCCATACCTTCTAAAGACCGACAAGGCCACTATGAAAGGCGAAAAAGGCGTAGATGTAGATAATGGCGGATTTGGCGAAATAGAAAATAACGACACATATCCAAGCCTAAAGAACCCCTACTCCCTTGGTGGGAAAAAAATGGACTAAATAGCAATTCGATGAGTCGTGGGCAACTACGACTCATCTCTAATTCAAAAGGAGACAAATGAACGATAGATTATTAGTCGATTGCTGCACCAACGGTGGGATATTTTTAAACCTTAATGAATCTACTACTACAAGAGGATTAACTAAGTTTGAAGGAAAATTCCAAGAAGCTGAAGCAATTAATAAAAACAAAAGATTGTATCCATTTTCAGTATTATCTGAAAATATCAAAAGCCTCAAAAGTGTTATAGAATCAAGAGGACTGGTCGGAGAATTAGACCACCCAACTGACTCTATTATTCATTTTGAAAACTCCTCACACATAATTACAAAATTATGGTGGGAAGGTAATGTGTTGATGGGTCAAGGCGAAATTCTTAACACTCCATGTGGTAAGTTGCTCAAAAGCCTAATTAACGATGGCGTTCGTGTAGGTATAAGCAGCCGAGGAGTTGGAAACGGCAAAGTGAATGAAAATGGTATTCTAGTGATTGGTGAAAGTTATAAATTAATTACTTTCGACGCAGTCGCAGACCCAAGCACTCACTCTGCATTTCAACAAAAAATCGCTTCCAAGAAAGAAAATTATGAATGTGTAGAAGAAATTGAAAATAATTCTACAAAAAGCCAATCTTCAAGCATACATAGTGTTAACAAAGAAGCATTAATAGCTTGCTTGGGTGGTCTTATTCAACAGGAAACAAACTGTATGAAAAGAAAAATTTAGAATAAAAATTTTAAATATCTAAATTGGTTTAAGATATGGAAAAATTAAGAACAATAACAAACTCAAAGAAGAGAGGTTATGATAATGGATAAAATTTTAGAAGCACTCAAAAAGATGTTGCCAGAAAATCAAATCAACGAAGTAGCAGACGCTATCAAAGGTATGCTCAAGCAAGGCAAGGTTGATATTGAAAAAGAATACAATTCTCGTTTAGAGGAAGCATATTCTGAACTTGCTAAAGAACTCACCGAAGCAGAAAAAACTGCCGAAAATGGGTACGAAGAAGCATATAGAATCATCGGTGATCTCCGTGGTCGTCTTGACATACAAGGTCAAGAATACCAGAGCGCACTCGAAGAAGGATACGAAGAAGCATATCAAATGCTTAAGTCGGAAAGAGAAAAGGGCGGCAAAATTGAAGTTGATATGTATGAAGAATACGACAACAAACTCAATCAAATGAAATCTTATATCGTTGACAAAGTAGATGAATTTCTACAACTCAAAGGTTCTGAGATTTACGAACAAGCTCGTCGTGATGTTCTTTCAGACCCCAGACTTGCAGAACATAAAGTCACCTTGGACAAAATTATCAATATCACATCTGATTATATTTCCGATGACAATATGAATGCAATAAGTGGTAAGAAACTAGAAGAAGCCCAAAAAACACTCGATGAACAAAAAGGTCAGATCAAAATTCTCGAAGCTCGCAGCATTCGCCTTTCAACCGAAAATACTAAGTTGAACGAATCTGTAAGGTACGCACAAGATGTTATAAGTGAACAAAAAAAGTTCGCTGTTAACTCCAGAAAAGAAAATATGATTTCTGAACAGAAAGAAAGAACACAGAAAGCAAAGAATGTAACGGGGAGAGGACAAACTTCTACGGAAGATATTGTAACAGAAAACGCCCATACACCTAGTCATGATATGGAACAATTGTTGATCCTATCTGGTGTAAAAAAGGCCCGATAACTAACTATAGCTCTATAAGAGAGGAATTTTTAACATGAACGCTAACGCAAAGTTTTTAAACGAAGCTAAGGAGTTAGAAGGACGCTGGTCAAAGACTGGTCTTTTAGGTGGTATAGAAGATCGCTATGTTCGCTCCGCTACTGCTGTGCTTCTCGAAAATCAACGACTCATTAATGAAACATCTACCGACACCGCTGACATCGCTCAGTTCAAACGAATTTCGATTCCTTTGGTTCGTCGTATTTATCCCCAATTGATCGCTAACAAGATCGTATCTGTTCAGCCATTGCTTGGACCTACTGGTTTGGTCTACTATCTCCGCTTTAGATACTCTTCTAACAAGGGTGCTATTCGTGGTGCAAATAACGCAGGTTTCCCATCCGATGACGCAAATTCATTGCAACAGTTGGCTGACGGTACTGCTAATTTGGATATTTTCTATAGCAGCCAATTTGTTCAAAACGAAGTAAGCTCCACCGATGACGGTGCAGACGCTACCTCTACCTTTAATCCTTTGGAACACACGCCTGTATTGGCTGGAACCATTACTGGTACTATCTATGATGGTACAACCGCTATCCAAACTTTCAGCGTAAATAGCTCTGGAACTTTTGTGTTCTCTGATATCGGTAGCCCAAGCCCAAAAGTAAATGCCGCTTCTGTTGTTACCACAACTGGCGAAATTACCATGACTTGGACTGGTGGCAATCCCGGTGCAAACCATATCGTTCTTTCTTACGAATACAATATGGAATGTAATCAGGACCTTCCCGAAGTTAACTTGGTAATCGAATCAGAAGAAATCGCTGCCAAAACCCGTAAACTTAAAGCAGTATGGTCTTATGAAGCTCAACAGGATCTACGATCCCAGCACAATCTTGATGCTGAAGCTGAATTGACCGCTGTTCTTGCTCAAGAAATTAATCTTGAAATTGACCGTGAAGTTATTACCGACCTTCGTAACAACGCAGGTACCGTAAGCGCTTGGGATTACAATACTGCACTTGGTGAAACCATCAAGGAAAAGTATGAATCCCTTTATGTCAAGATCGTAGAAGTTTCTAATGTTATCCATCGTAAGACCCTTCGTGGTGGTGCTAACTTCATCGTTACATCTCCTGAAGTTGCTTCGATCTTCGAAACCGCAACCGCTGGCTTCGCTCCTGCTCCTAGTGAAACCTTCACTAGCTCCTTGGGCATCCAGTATGTTGGTACTGTAAATAATCGTTACCGTATCTACAAAGATCCTTTGTTCCCAACCAGTCAATTGTTGATGGGTTACAAGGGCGATTCTTATATGGACTCAGGATATTTCTATTGTCCTTATGTTCCACTTACTCAAACCCCTGTTGTTCTCGATCCAGAGAGCTTCTGCCCAAGAAAAGGTATTTTGACCCGGTACGGAAAAAAATTGTTGAGGGAAGGTGCGAAGTTCTATGCTCGATTGAGTATTGCTAACTTCGTTGTATAATTTTAACTATTGTAAAAAATAGAAAAAATCTAGAAAACCTCAGAGAAATCTGAGGTTTTCTTTTTTTATGGATTATGTGTTTTAATTTAATCTACGCCTATTGTCACGAAATTTTCATTACATTTAATTTCGTTTAAAAAAACTAAGAAAGAGTTGTAAGTTTTAGGTTGACATTTATTTTGTTTTGTTGAATAATAATATATTCAAACCTACAAGGAGATAAATCGTGAACATCGAAGAATTTAAAACCAAGTATGCCTCCTTCAAAGATGCCGACAAAATTAAAATCCAATGTGATCATCAAAATCACATTCCTTCTGAAGAAATAATCACAATAGGCAAACAACCAGCAAAGAGAAATATCTTAAAAAGTGGAGGAAAGGAATTCATTTGTCGTCAATGCTTTATGAAATACAATAACCCTGCAAACAAGATCGGAGAAAAAAGACAAGATGATTCTATCATCGAAGTACTTTGTCCTTGCCAAGATCATAATGGCGAACCATCACGCCAAATGAAAAAAAGCTGCTACTATGGATCGATGGAAACACCTTATCTGCAAATTTGCGGAAGCTG